GAATGACAAGTATTCATTTATATCAAGCAGAAAAAAAAGATATACAAGAACTTAATTATTTAATCCATGATTGGAAAGAAACACATTTAACACACTGTAATTTCCCTGAACTAGACAATTCAAAAGTTAATTATTATTTAAATACTTTTTTAAAAGTAGGTAAAATTATCTGTATAAAAGATTTAGACAAAGATAAAATGGTTGGGTGTCTAATATTTCATAAATCTGAATATTGGTTTAGTAAACAAAAAATAGTAGAAATAGAAATGATTTATGTGCAACCGCAATTTAGAAATTATAAATTACTCAAACAATTAATTAATATGGTCAAAAGAGTTTCTGAAAATAACCCTATTGTCTTATCAACAACTACAAAACTTGATATAGACCCGGTATTTGAAAGATTAGGTTTTGAAAACATGGGAAGTAACTGGAGATTGACGTAATGGGTAAATTTAATCCTTTTAAAGCCGCTGAGAAAATTGTTGATGCCGCCTTTGATATTGTCTCAGATGTTGTTGATATTGTTGTAGATATTGTTGAAGATGTTATCGGTTGGTTAAATCCTATTCCTGATATTCCTGATTTTGGAGATAATTTAGCCGATCAAAATGCAAAAGGTGTATTAGTAAATAAATTTAGTGCAAATGCACATATACCAATTGTTTACGGAACTAGAAAAGTAGGAGGAAATGTTGTTTTTTTAGAAACATCAGGCACAGACAACGAGTTTCTTTATATGGCTATAATACTTTCTGAGGGCGAAATAGATGACATAACTAAAATATTTATTAATGATAACGAGGTTACTTTTAGTGGAGACTTAGCAGACAACACTCAAAGAACTGTTGCTAGTTCTGATGCAAACTATTTCAAAGCACCAGACGATGATTCTAGTGCAGAAAGTTTAATTACTGTTGAACCTCATTATGGCACTGATTCGCAAAGTGCATCTAGTTTGTTATCAGGTTTATCATCATGGACATCGAATCATCGGCTCAGGGGGCTAGCGTACATAGCACTTAAATTTAAATGGAACTCAGATGCTTTTGGCTCTCTTCCTACTGTAAATGCTATTGTGAAAGGTAGAAAAGTTTATAATCCAAATTTAGATAGCACTGTAACTGGTGGTTCAGGCTCACATAGAGCAGACACATCAAGCACATGGGAATACTCAGACAATCCAATTTATCAGCTTTTAGATTATTTGCGAAATGATAAATTTGGTATGGGAATACCTAATAGTTATTTTGATTCTAATTTTGCTGATTGGCAAGTAGCTGGCGATGTTTGCGATACAGATATTACACCTTTTTCTGGTGCTAGTACGATTGATTTGATGGATAGTCACACAGTTGTTGATACATCAAAAAAAGCTATTGATAATGTGAAAGCGTTTGTCAGAGGTTCAAGATCATTTTTAAATTTTAGTGCTGGTAAATATAAAATACTTGTAGAGGGTTCAGGTTCAGCATCTATAACTCTTACAGAGGATAATATTATAGGTGGTATTCAAATAAGCAGTAAAAACAAAAACTCTCGTTATAATAGAGTTATAGTTAATTTTACAAATCCAGATAAATCATATCAATCAGATACCGCACAATTTCCCCCAGTAGATGAAACAGGATTAGCAAGTGCAGATACTTTTTCTAATATGCAAACAGCAGATGGTGGTTTGTTATTAGAGGCTCGTTTTGATTTTTCTATGCTTAATAATCCACATCAGGCTCAGGAAATGGCTGAGGTAATCCTAAGACGTTCAAGAACAAGTTTAGATATAAATATAAAAGCTGATGCAACAGCACTAGATTTAAGCATAGGCGACATAGTCAACGTCACGCATGCCACGCCATCTTTCTCAGCTAAACCTTTTCGTGTTCAAGGAATGGCAATTAATGCAGACCAAACAGTAAGTTTACAATTATCAGAGCATCAAGACTCATATTATGCGTTTGGTACACAAGTTGCACCCGCAACTATACCAGATACGACTTTACCAAATCCGTTTACTGTTCAGCCACCAGCTAGTGTAACTTTAGATGATGAATTGATTGAGTATGCAGACGGAATTGTTATTACTAGATTATTGATTACAGTAGGGGTTTCTCCAGATAAATTTGTTGATAAATATGAGGTACAAATAAAACAAACATTAGACCCAGATGGTAATGCTGTAAGTGATTCGTTTAGAGAAATAGCAACTGGAAAAACACTTAATTATCAACATTTAAATGTAATAGATGAGGCTACTTATCAAGTAAGGGTAAGAGCCATAAATACTATTGATTCTAAATCAACATTTGTATCAGCAACTCGTAAAATTGTTGGTGGTGTTGAAGTTCCTAGCAACGTAGAAGATTTTGCCGTTGAAATGCACGGACAACATCAAATGAAATTAACTTGGACTCCACCTAGTCAAAACAGTGATTTAGATATTTCTTATTATGACATTAGATTTCAAGATGTACTTACTGGTTCTAAATGGCTTAATTCAACTAATTTAGTAAGATGTCCTCGTAGAAAATGTGATAATGCAGTAGTTCCAGCAAGGACGGGTTCTTATCTTATAAAAGCGGTGGACAAAAACGGCAATAGTTCGGCAACAGAAACTATCGTAACAACTAATATATCTGGCATACAGGCATATAAAACAGTTTCTAGTTTTACAGAAACACCAGACATATTTACTGGTGCAGATCAAATGGACGGAACTTTACCATTAGCAGTAAAAATAGACCCATCAGGCGACACAGTTATAACACTTGATACAGTCACTAATTTTGACGATACTGTTGGTAATTTTGACAGCCCTAGTGGAGACTTTGAACTAGGAGGCACAGATACAACCTCAAATCCTAATTTTAATGATAAAAACAGGGACGCAAAAGGTTTTTATAATTTTGTAAACTCAATCTCTTTATCTCAAATATATGATGGCGATGTAGTGCCAAGTATTACTCTCGATGCAGAAAATCCTTATGATTTGTTTGATTCGGGTAGAGGGGCATTATTTTTTGACTCAGCTAAAGCACCTTTTGATGGGACTGAGCAATTACACGCTTTTCACAGAGTACAAATAGCAACATCAACTACATCACTTGCAGATTGCACATCTTTTACAGATATAACACAATCAGCTACATTTAAATTTAAGTTTGCTAAATTTAGGTTGAAACTTACCAACGATGATGACCAAACCTCTAGTAATGTAAAATCTATTGCTCTTAAATTAAATATTGAAGAGAGAACTTTTGCAGAAAGTAATTTAGCAACCTCATCAGGTTCAAAAACAATCACATTTACAAATCCATTTTTTGAAGTGCCAGCATTAGGTATAGCGGCTCAAAATATGGCTAGTGGAGATACGTTTACAATTAGT